CCGTGGTGATACTGACCATTGGCAGTTTAAATTGTGGACTAATAGCCAGAAAACACAGCCTGCTGATTTAACTGGTTGTACGGCTAGTGCAGAAATCCGTGATGCACCAGATGGTACACTAGCTAGTACGTTGGTTTGTGATATTACTGCACCGAATATAATCGATGTTTCTATAGATGCCGCTGAATGGACTAATTGGCCTCCTGAGATTACGAATGGTGTTTGGGATTTGCAGGTAACGTACCCCACCGGCGACATTAAGACAGTTATTGCTGGTAAAGTGTCTGTCACGCAGGACGTGACGCTGTAATGGTGGCACAGTGACCAGCTCATTTGACGTTAGTACGGGCTTAAACACGTTTGACGTGGTTGATGAAACTGAGCCGGCTGACGTGTTTATTACTGCTACTCCCTTAATAGATATCGTACAAACTGGTGCAGTTGTTATGTCTGGCCCACCTGGGCCGCCTGGTGATACTGGGCCACCAGGCCCACAAGGCCCAGCTGGTGTTAGTAACGTACAAGGCCCACCTGGGCCACAAGGTATAGAAGGACCAGTAGGCCCACAGGGGCCACAAGGTATTCAAGGTTTGCAAGGCCCACAAGGTTTAACTGGTGTTAAAGGTGACCAAGGCCCAACTGGTGCTCAAGGAACGCCGGGTGCGACAGGAGCTACAGGGCCGCCTTCTGTTGTTCAGATGACACAGGCTGCATATGACGCACTTACACCCAAGAACGCTAACACGCTTTATGTGATTGTGGGCTAGAGAACAGATGACACCAGTAATTTCACCTACTCAACAGCCTGACAAGCTAGCTCTTGGGGCGCAAATAGCTGATCGCGCATATATGGGTAGTGTGAAGGTGTATGACGGTTGGACACCTAAGAAAATTGCGGGATTAGGGAGTTGGTATGATGCTTCACAGCTTAGTTTAGCTGATAGTGCTCTCGTTAATCCGTGGCCTGATCTTTCTGGTAACAGTCATCACCTTGAATCAAGACCCGCTTTCCTTGCCGGTTCACCGCCGTCATGCAAAATCAATGGTCGTAATGGATTAAAGGTTGTCCATTACACCCACAACGGCGATAATGTTTTAACAGACTTCACAGGCGCTGGGCCATATGGTCACTTCTTCGCCGTGGCGATGTTTGACGCTAATGCTTTTCCTGACTATAATGGCTTGCTCGGTGCCTACGATCAATATCTGCTTCTTGGTACAGCAGGCTCAAATGTGTGGTATCCGCCCGGTGGTGGTGGAACAGGATTAGAATATCGCTACAATGGTGTGCTTGACGCTAGTTTGCAAGCACCAATGCAAACATGGGCACAACTGAGTTTGTGTAGAGATCAGCCTTACACGGCCTACTCGCTCCAGGTCGGACTTGACCGTACATATCCGCCGCGCTACTGGCATGGTGACGTAGCTGAAGTGATCGCTTACGACCATAAACTAACCGACACCGATCGTCAGACGGTTGAAGGTTATCTAAGAAAGAAATGGGCGTTGCCTTAATGGGTTTTTTCAGTAGAAAACCAGGTAAACCAGCTATACCAACTAGTGTTATACTTTCGCAGGCTACTGAGCAGGACGTAGCTGATTTGACCAATCAAGCTGCTGAACTCTCACCTGTGGAGCCTTTGATGGCGGCACCCGCACCATCAGTTTCGCCACATAAGGCGGGTAAGCCTAGTACCTTTACTGCGAAGGGTTTGCAGGGTGTCCAGATTGAGCCGCCGTTGCTTGATAGCGAGCTTGGCTCGTCTCAGCCTACTAGCATACGTGAGACTGTACCTGATCTACTGACACCTTTCCAGCGTACTCTTACGTATGGCTCGATGATGAACGATGCTGGTGTCAATGTTAGTATTAGAGTGGCTAAGATGCCGGTTCTTGGCGCCGAATTCTATGTCGAGCCTCATAGTGCAGAGCCGATCGATATTGAAATCGCGCAATTTATTACCGCAAATCTTATGGAAGGTATGTCAGCTCCCTTCTTGACGGCGCTAGACGACATTCTGTATATGTATGTCGATGGTTATAGCGTCATGGAGAAGGTTTACGAGATGCGTACCTGGTCTGCAAATGCAAAAGGTGCCAATAGTCGTCAGTACACTATGCTCAAGAAACTAGGTGTTAGACCTGCTAGCACAGCTAAAGAGATTAACTATGACGACAATGGTGGGCCGGCTGAGTTTATTCAGAGCGCGATTAGGGCTAGTGGACAGCCACAGGATGTTACTCTGCCTGTCCAGAAGATCATTATCTTCACGTTCCAAAAGCGTGGTGGTGATCTAAGCGGTAAATCGCTGCTCAGAACTGCTTACCCACACTGGTACTACAAATCACATTTCTATAAAATTGACGCTGTGCAAAAGGAGCGTCATTCTATTGGTGTGCCTCGCGGTAAACTACTGCCTGGTTACAACCAAAACGACAAAATCATCATGCGTACATTGCTTCGTAACTTGAGAATTAATGAAGAAGCATTTGTCATGCAGACGCCTAATATTGAGATTGACTTCATAAAGGTTGAAAGTCAGCTTGTAGACGTGCTCGCATCTGCAAAAGAACATAACGCGATGATTCTGCTAAACGTCTTGGCACAGTTTATTCTTCTAGGCTTAGAGAGTTCCGGCGGTGGTCGTGCTACTGCGGGTGCTGGCACAGACCTCTTTATGAAGTCACTCAAATATGTTGCGAATTACATCACTGATCAAATCAATATGTATCTAATCCCTGAGCTTGTAGTCTGGAACTATCCTACGACGAATTTCCCGAAGTTGAAGGTAAGGAATATTGGTGATACACGTGATCTGCAAATGTTGGGATCGGCTATTGCCAATCTCGTTGCACAGGGCGCGATTCAATTTGATGACGATACCGAGAATTGGGTTCGTCGCGTATTCGATATGCCCGCTCGTACATCACCGCGTCAGGATATTCAGGCTCCAGCTAAAACCACCGATACAAATGCCCAAAATAACGGATCGAATCCGAAGGGTGATGTTAAGGGTGGAACAGGTTTCAAGGGAAAACCAGCAAACGCTCCCCAGTAAGCCAAGAGTTAAATTCCCGTACACAAAGGGAATCTATTTCAAGACTGGTGTGCGTTTATATTACATCAAAGAATCAATGAACAATCATACCGTGTTCCTGATCGAAGATTGTTATTCGCTTAATTCCAAATGGGTAGAAAAGGAATCTCTTGTGAGGATGAGAAAGGAGGTTGTTACTCCTAAGTGAGAGACTATCTTCGTATCGCAACTAAGATTCGCGAAACTCCGTGGTTGATGACGCCCGAAGCTTTGTCTGTCATCTGCGCTATTATGGATGAGCGTATCAATAATGGTAAACTGTCAGATGATGAGCTTGCTATTCGGCTTAGAGGCGTTGAAATGCGTGCTCCCGATGAAAATGAGCATCGTATTAAACGCATCGGTAGTACGAGTGTCGTATCTCTACAAGGGCCGTTGTTCGGCAAGGCTAATATGCTGACAGAAATGAGTGGCGCTACGTCGCTCGAAATGTTTGCTAGCGATCTTAAGACAGCTCTGAACGATGATAGTGTTAGTTCTGTGATCATCGATATCGACTCTCCTGGTGGAACTTCTGAAATGGTTAAAGAAGTCGGTCAGGTGGTGATGGAGGGTCGTGAACAGAAGCCTATCTACGCTTTCGCGAATAGTATGGCTGGTAGTGCTGCTTACTGGATCGGCTCGCAAGCAACAGAAATGTTTGCAAATCACTCTGGATTGGTAGGTAGCGTCGGTGCGTATACCGTCCACGAAGATTACTCCGTTGCTGATGCCCAACAAGGTCACAAGTTTACTTTCATCTCTGCGGGTAAATACAAGACAGAAGGGAATGAGCACGAACCCCTATCTGCCGAAGGAAACGCCTACAGACAAGAAGTAATCGATGACCTATACCAAGATTTTGTTAATCACGTTGCCGCTGGCCGTGGTGTTTCTACTGATGAGGTAGAAGCTAATTACGGTCAAGGCAGAGTAGTGCCATCAACAAAGGCGCTTGAAAATGGAATGATTGACGGAATCTCAACTCTATCTCAACTTGTCAACCACGCCTCTGTTAATCAGCTTAGACCAGGAATCACGATTGTCAACAATACTAGTACTGCCAGTACCGCCGTAGTTGGCGAACGTGGCCCCGAACTAATATTACCCAACACTGGATACTTCACATTTGCTAATGGCACACTCAATCTCGAAAGCAAAGAATATGAACATTCGGAGCCGGGTACTGGTAGTCCTCCTGCACCAAGAACTGATGAGGATGGCTCCGATGATATTGCAATCAGGCAAGGTTGGCGCAGGGATGATTTGCCTGTTTATGGGCCGAATGCTCCTACGCCTAACCCGCCTCCACCCGTTTCTACACAAGCACGAAGGGAGGGTAATAGCTTGACTCCTGAACAGCTTGAGTCTATTAGAATCTCTCTCGGTTGTAGTGAGGAAGATTTCTATGACAGCCTGAGAACTGCTGTTGATGACCATAGAAACATTCGTAGTTCTATGGAGCTTGCGTCTGAGGATGAGCGTCTTAAGAAGGAATTTCCCCAGATGTGGGATCAGCATCAGCATCTTCTCAGAGAGGCTAGAGAGAATCGCGCTAACAGCTTTGTAGAGACTGTCAAGATGTTCTCTGCAATGTCTGGTGATCAACTCAAGCCTACTAATCAGGGTATGTCGTCTTTGGCTATGGAGTCTGTCAAGCAGATGCATCTTGCTTTCGCTGATGGAACCGCATCTGTGGAGGACTTTGAACGTTGTATCCACACTGTTACGCAGGGTGGTCTTGTTGAGTATGGTGAGCGCGGTAGTTCTCGTGCTCCTAGTGAACTGAATGGTGACTACAACCTCAATCTCGGTACGACTGAGGGTATCTCCAACACTCGCAAGATGTTTGCAGCTAGGGTGAAGGAGATTCAGATGCAGGATAATCTGGATTTCAAGGCTGCACTCAACGTAGCTGCACAGAAGTATCCTGATCTTTACAAGGCGTATGTAAACGCCGTTCCTGTCAATACCAATACGCCTTCTGCATAGGGGGTGAAGATTAATGGCAACAGGGAATTTCGTTCTTGATAAGGGTTATGGCTGTGTTGCAGCCGTTACCAAGTTCAGAGCTGTGAAGTTCACTGGTAATACTGAGGAAGTCGGGCCTATTACTGGCATCGCAGACGATCCTATTGGTTGGTCGCAGGTTGGTGTTACTCTTGCTGAGGTTGCTAAGGGTAAAGGGCCGTCTGTTAGGCTTATCGGTATTACAGAAGCTGAGGCTTCTGGTGCAATTGCTGTTGGTGCTCGTTGCCAGCTTGAAGCTGACGGTCGTGTTAGTTCTATCGTAGGCGCAAGTGGTAAGCGTATTGTTGGTAGATGTGTTGGTCATGCTGCTGTCAACGCTGGTGATCGCATTTCGATGTTGATTTACCAGGGCAACGCTCTCGCTTAAGGGGGTGAAAAACAAGAATGTATGATCCCGGTACACTTTACGTCGATCCTATTCTAACTGAGTTCTCAGTTGGTTATCAGGATCAGGCGTTGTACGGTATCGAGTTGATGCCGCAAACTCCGGTTAGAACTAAGAGCGGTAGTTATCGCGTATTTGATCGTTCTAACTGGGTAGTGCATGAGTCTCGTCGTCAGCCTGGAACGGTTGCTAACGAGATCACCGGAGGTAAGTGGTCTAGTGACGTGTTTGAGGTCTTTGAACACTCACTACAGGCTCCGGTATGGGATGAGGAAAGACAAACTCTTACTTCTCAGGGTGGTCTTGCTGATCCTACGTTTGGTGGTTCTCTAACTATTAATCCTGAGGAAGATGCTACTGAGCTTGTTACTCGTTCGCTCCTGCTTGCACATGAAGCGAAGGTATCCGCACTTAT